CCACAAATCAAACGGTGGAAACTGCGATGCAGAAATACCTAAATGGAAACCTAAGTTCGGCAGTAAGAAAAAGTACGCAAAAGATACGTTTAAAAACGCTACATTAGACGAAGATACTATTCAGACAGCTTTAAACGTTACAGAAGAAGGTGAATTAAACACAGAGTGGCCAGATGACTGAAGAAAGGTTTGGGTTTTGGTTAACACCTGCTATGGAAAAGGGTGTGACTTTAGATATACGCAAGTACAAAATAGATAATTACGTTACATCATGTCCATTATGGCAACATGGACCTTGGCCACACACTCCTTTGTCCTTTTTTCCAGATTTAAAAGAGTTTTTGTTACAATTTCCTATTTACATTGATGTGTTACCTACAGAGATAGATGGATATGGAAATAACATTTTACCAGATGATAAGCATGGACCTAATTTTGACCCTCCAAGACGAAGATTCAAAAGCACTTTATTTGATAGAGATGATTGGAGTCAAAATGATACAATAAGAAATTATATGGAACGTACATTCTTAATTAAAGATTTAACAGATGTTTTTAATGATGTAGATTACATTCCTAATATTAGAACATCTTGGAATAATTTAAGAATGTTATGGATGTTAAAACATATACATGAAAATCTAAAACCTATTTATGATTATGATAATATTATAGATTTTGGAGCTGGAACTGGTCATTTCATTAAACATGCCTATCAAGTAGGTTTTAAAGGAGATGTTCAAATAGTAGATTTAGATACTACTATACCATTACAAGAATATGTTTTAAGAGGATATAATGTAAAATGGGTTACAACTAAAGATTTATTGACTAATTTACCTAATACTTTGTTTAATAGTACTTGGGGATTTAGTGAAACTCCTTTTTCTGTGAGAGACACCTTACCAGACATAAGAAAATGTGACCATTTTATAATTTATCAAAGAAGATTTGAAGAAATCGATAATGAACAAGATATTTTAGATAGATTTAAGAATGATAATAGTATAATTAAAGATATTACCAATTTTACACCTTGGGATGGGGGCAGTTGCATGCTAATGAACAAAAGCTTTATATAGTAGGACGTCGTAAAACAATTATCCATGGCGCGCGATGACTATGGGGCCATTTCTGTAATCTCTGATGAAGAGAAGGAAATCCTAGGCATAGGAGGCTCCAAAAGACCTGATGATGAAGAAGAAGAGAAGCTTTTCGAGACTATTGGCAAAGCTGCTGATAAAATCGGAGAAACACAGGTTGGTAAGAAAATAGGTACTATTTTAACAGTCGTGATGCTAGCCATACTGAGTGGAGGGGCTAATATGTCTATTATCCATGAATTTTTAAATGGTGATGAAGATATTGGTCCCGTCGGGGGCTGTTTAGAGGAAAATGCTACTAATTATAACCCAAAAGCTACTTTTGATGATGGAAGTTGTAATTTTGTAGTGATTGTGTATGGTTGTATGGACCCCGAAGCGGTTAATTATGACCCACAAGCTACTCATGATAATGGTAGATGTAATATCTTAAATCAAAATGGTACAGGGGAAAATAACGAGACACAAACTAACGAAACAGTCTATGGTTGTATGGATATAGACGCAAACAACTATAACGAACGTGCTACAGAAGATGATGGCTCTTGTGACTATGAAAATGAAGAAAACCACTGTAATCATACTGATATGTATGCATATAATGGCCTTTCTCATGGAAATGTATCCAGAGCATCTAATTATAGTTTAAATTTCTATATGGATTTTGATACTAATTGTGATGATGAGGAAGAACCTCTGCCCATATTGGTGTATTATGATTTAGTACATATTATGGTCGATGAAGATGAGAATGGAAACAAATCAATTTATTATGATAATTACGTCTATACACGAGTATTCTTTAATGTTTCAGGCTGGTTTGGTGATGAACACTGGTTTGAGTATGATGAACTGTTTGAAATACCATTAGAAGAGAATTTTAATGATATACACGAAGGTTACTGGGTCTATTATGTATCTTATTATGCAGATTATGATGGTGATGGTGACTATTTCGGATATAACGAAGAAGAAGGTACAGATGAATATGTAGGTTACTCTACAAATTGGGGTAATGGACAAATAGAAGAAAGTGGATGGATATTAGAGGAGGATGTATGAGCGATGATAGAGTTAGCGACAAATCTGTTACTGATGTTAATAATTACAATGTTAGCATTGATGGCAACTGTGTTCATTATTATGTCCTCGAAGATGATTATAAAATTACTATCACAATTTTTCCGGAAAATACCTTTAAAGGTACCGAAACTAGTGATGAAACAGAAGAAGAAGGAGGAGAAGAAAATGAGTAAAGACACAGCAAGTGAAGGTGTAACATTTAACGATATATTTATGTTTATGATTGCAGTACCTTTAGTTCTACTCTGGGTTGGTTTTGCAGGATTCGTTATACACAGCGGATTACAAGACGAGTCAGTTCTTGACCAGATTGAAGGATATACAACTTTGATAGCTATATTAGGAGGCCCAGCTCTTCTAATTATTAAAGATGCTTTAGATGTATGGAAACAAGAACAAGCAGAGAAGACAGCTTTCTATAAAGTAAAGGCACAAGCAGTTATTGATTATAACGATAAAGCTCAGGCACAGGCCCAATTAATTGAAGCTAATGACCAAGCGCACGAGCATAAAGTTACAAAAGTAGTAGCAAAAAAGAAATAAGGAGATATAAATGGCAAATTATTCAGTAAATGACCATACGGAATCCGCAAGTACATTAACAGCATGTTTAGCGTTATTGGAAATTAAATTAGAAACAATAACCAATACTAAAACAATTAGGTTAATGGACATATATAAAGACGGAAATCAATGGACATATGCTTTAATAGTGGACGCATAGACATAAGCTTTATATAGTCTTATGCTCTAATATTATTGTGGCTCCTAACAGACCACGAACCCACAGGAATATTTACGCAAATTGCGTCTCTTGGGGCCACACAACGAAAGCTTTATATAGTGCTATTGTATTATATAAAAACAGGTGAAAGAACCTATGAACGAAACAAACAACAATACAGCAACGAATGAAACTGCAACAAACGAGACTACCGAAGATGGTAATCTTACTGCAATTCTTGATACTGTAGAAGAATCTGGTATTCTAGATACTTTGATGGATGAACCATTACTTATGGCATTAGCTGCTATGGTATTAGGTATGGCTGCATATATTGCATATACCGTTCCAGCAGTTAAAGAGTTAGTTTTTAAATACTTAAAGAATAACGAAGCTGAGTTGATGGATTTACTAGATAAGAATCTAACTAAAGCCCAGATGAAGGCTTTTGACAAATTAGATGCTACAGCACAAAAGCACGTCAAAGACTCTTTAGTCCGAAATGTATTAATTACAGCATGGGATGAAAAAGACGACGAACTTAAAGGCTTAGTTAAATCTAAGGTTAAGGCTGCTCTTGACGAAGCCAAGTAATGGAAGTCAAGGAATACGAAGAGCGATTACGCCAGAGAGTCGGAGAAGCTGAATATGGACGTCATAAAGAGCTTGTCCGTCTGCTGGCGCGCAATCTTGCTCTTGAAGACGTTCTGTGGGAAGAAATTACTGTACATATTCGGGACATTGACTTACGAACAGAGCTCTTGCGCCAAAGAAATGCAATCGTTAAAGACATACATACAGAATTCAGAGCGTTAAACATAGAAGTACCTACTGTTGTAGAAAAGAATAGTGAAAACTTCTCAAAGATACTAGAGGATATAATAGATGACAGCGATAAAGAACGAGAAGAACCTGAAGAACGCGATTAGTGGTTTCGCTGCTCATGACTCCCGAAGTTTAGAAAAGATTTTTGAAATTTGTCGTAAAGACGAAAAAAAGATGACTCTTTTGATAAGAGCATTTTGTGAAGCTTATTTAATAGATAATAAACAACGACCTCTCAAATTGAGACCATTACAAGAAGATATTGTCGTTAAATCATTAACCTATCCTTCCAGTGACCCCGCAAAGCATCGTAAACTTGCTATATTGGCTCCACGAGGCAGTGGGAAATCATTTGCGCTCTCGGTAGCTGTATGTATCTATATGTTCTTTAATAGATTTAGAGACTTGATATTTATTCTGGCTCCATCTGAGGACCAAGCTTCACTTATATTTAATTATTGTTATAGGCATTTTGCTGACAATGCCTTTCTTGATGGCTTAGTTGACCATTACAGGTTTCACAACAAACCTAATATCACAATGAAGGGAGGGACTGTGCTACGTAGAGCCCCATTAGCTCCTTCTAACCAAGGACAGGCTATACGAGGACAACATCCAACAATGTGTATTGTAGACGAGAGTCCTTTGATAGATGATAAATTGTTTGTTGATAATGTAGAACCAGCTATTGTATCTAATAGAGCTCCCTTTATTAACTTAGGTACACCGAAAAGTAAAGAAAATCACATGTGGCGCTATCTTTATGATGACGCATATGAAGGAACATTTGAACGAATGGTATATACATGGAGAGATGCAGTTAAGCCGGGGAGAGCATATTCTGCACCTTATACTGATGATGATATGGCTGAAAAGATGAGGGAATGGGGGGAAGATTCAATATATTGGAGAACAGAATATGAGTGCGAGTTCGTCGAATCGGTCTCGAACATCTTCAATCCCGAATTACTCAAAGCCTGTCTATCCAGAGGACGAACCTTTGGAAAGAGAGGAACTAATTATCCTAATTGTGTTGTGGGTGTTGACATTGGCAAATCTGTTAATAGCACTGTTATTAGCGTATGGAGTACATCTAAAGACAAGGATAGTAATACCGCAAATCTTATCTACCTTGAAGAGATTGGGC